TTTTTGAAAACTTTCTGTTTTACCTGTACCAATGTTATACAATCCAGGTTCTTTGTTTTCAAGTAGTTGTTTGTGTGCTTCACATACATCACCTACAAACACAAAATCTCTTTCATACTTGTCACTGTTTTCAAACAATGCAATAGTACCTGTTTCTTTTGCTTGTTTAATAAATTTTGTTAATGGACTTGCTTGGTCTCCTTTATGATCTTCTAACGGACCATATACATTAAAATAACGGAATCCTTGAATTACAACATTATGTTGTTGCTGCCAAACCCAGCGGTCAAACAAATACTTGCTCCAGGCATATGGCGATTGTGGTAGTTTAGGATCGTCTTCATTAAACTTTTCATAAGGACCGTATACGCTTGCACTAGAAGCATATTGAAAATTTACACCTTTTGTATTACACTGATTGTATAACCACTTACTAAACTCGTAATTTTGTAGCATTACTTTATCAACATCTCGTTCTGCTGTGCTTGAAATAGCACCAACGTGAATTACCCAATCAAATCCTTCAACTTCTGGCAAATGTTCTTCTTGCCAATCGTAGCCAAATAACTCGTGATCGTTTTGAAGATAAAAGGTTAAATTTTGACCAATAAATCCTTTGTGTCCTGTAATTAAAATTTTCATTCTTGTGCCTCTAAAATTCTTGTTGTGCTGTATCCTTCTACTGTAGGCACAATATGCACAGGTGCTAAGTCGTGTCCTACAATTTCTTCTACAGTATAATCACCACCTTTAACAATTAGGTCTGGTTTTAAATTTTGAATTAATTCATATGGAGTGTCGTTATCAAAAACAATAACTTCGTCTACATACGGAATTAATAGTAACTGTTCCATACGTGTTTCAACGTTGTTAAACGGTCTTAGAGCGCCTTTTAAACGCTTTACGCTGTCATCGCTGTTAAGACCTACAATTAATTTATCACCTAGCATCCGAGCTTCTTTTAGCAATGTAAGGTGTCCTTTGTGCAGTACATCAAAGCAACCATTAGTAAAAATAACTTTTTGCTGCAAATCTTTTTCTGTTAAAATATATGTACCTACGTGCTTTACTGATTGTGTTGATCCGCTAACTGCAATTTCTAATGCTTTTTGATAATCGTATCCTTTAGTAAGTGCATAAACAAATGCTGCTAAGAAGCAATCTCCTGCTCCTGTAACATCTGACACTTCTACAGGTTCTACTGATACAGTATAATATTCTTTGTCAATTTCTGCTATAACAGGCTTAGATGCATTTGTAGTAATGATATTACCAAGCCATTTTGTAAATCCTAAGCCTTCAAATTCTGAACCATTAGGTTTAACTAACCAAGCACCTTCATAGCAACTTGCGTGGCGCTTAGGATCTACAATTACTTTACAACCAAAACTATTAAGGTGTGCAATAATATTAGTTGAATGTTCTAATACGCCTTTGTTATAATCGCTTAGGATAACATATTCATATTCACTAAAGTCTTTTTCTAATATAGATTTAAGTGCCTCTTGACCGTCAGTAATGTAATCTTCATCAATTCTTGTAATATAATGCCCGTCACAAATTACACGAGTTTTTACACTTGAAGGATTTGATAGATTAAGCATTTTAACATCAACGCCTAAACTTTTTAAGTTTTTAAATACTAAACCTGCACCTCCTTGTGAAATCTTAACATCTGCTAGATTTACAACCGGTACAGGAGCTTCTGGACTCAAACGTGTGCTTGTTCCATAAATATATTTGTCAGTTATTACATCGCCAATTACTAGAACTTTCATAATAGTATTATACTACCTTTAACTTGTTTAGTCAAGTAAATTTATAACTTCAAAAACAGTTTTTAATTTAGATAAATTAACTTTTTTGTTTAAAGTATTTTGAAGTCCAAAATGTAGCGGCTTTGGCCAGTTGCCAAATTCTACCCAAGCATATCCGTTATGCTCGTCGTTAAGATTTGGGAGGAATTCTTTGTCTATTACACATAGATATGTATGGAAGTGAAACTTAGTATCATTAGACACAAAAGTTTCTAAAGGAATAGTTTTCTTAATTGCTACTTCGCCAATCTCTTCAAAGATTTCACGTTTTAAGCCTTCCCAAGGAGTTTCCTCTCCTTCGTTAGTGCCACCTACTAGACCCCAAACGTCTTTATTCTTACCATTTGCTCTATGTAAAAATAAGAAACGCTTAGTATCGAGAGAATAGAGTAGTGCTCCACTACAAATAATTTGCTTGCTCATACAAGTAATTATGTTAGAAATCTAAAGCCCAAGTACCGTTTGGATATTCACCTTCAAACGATAATATCCATTCGCCCTGGTCAAATTTGTATTGAACACCTGTGTTAAGGTTAGTTGTGTACACTGTTCCGTAAATGCTTACGTCAACGTCTGCATCAAAAACAATTTCCCAGCTAGATCCATTCCATTCTACAATGTCATTTTCACTTGCTACAAAATCTGTGCCGTCTAAGTTTTTCCAAGCATCTGCACCGTCGGCATTTCTTTCGTCACCAATTGGTCCTAGTAATAAAATTCTAGGATTGCTAGATAATCCAAACGATTGAGGATTTGATTTAGTAGGGTCTATAATGTAATCAATTTTACTACGCTCTCCTAACGAACTGCCAATTACAGTATCGGTAGGAATTGTATCATCGTCCCAGTCAATAATTGCTTCTGTTTCGTCAGTAGGATTAATAGCGATTCTGCCAATAATATCATATTCCCAATCTGCACGACTTAGTCTAATAGCAGTAATTCCGGCTTCAAATGTTGACGGGAATGCCTTGACATACGCAGGCCATTCAAACCCTCCTACTACACCATTTTTAACTAATTTTGCTGTATTATTTAAAATAAGTAATTCTGCATCTTGATATGCATTTGCTTTAACATTTAATTGACCTAAAGAATCCTGCCAACGTTTGTCAGTCTTAGTACGAGCAACTTCGCCACTAGGCGCAACAAATATATTTGTTCTTAAATTTGATTCTGCATCAAGACCTACTACTGGTGTATCTTCAAAAACTTTAGTAATAACTTCTGTAATAACACCTAAACGTTTGACTTTTGCAGGCGGACTAATATAAATTGGAGTTTGGAAGGTTAGTGTAGCAACATCAATATCGCTATCTGTTCCAGTAGGAATGCTTCTTGAACTCCAACTAATACTTTCTAAGTTTACAACACTTAAACTAGTCCAGTCTAAATAGTTGTCTGTTGTTTGTATTTCTAAACTTGGATTAAACAATGTAAGTATTTGCTCAACAATTTGTAATTTTTGATCTGTGTTAGTAGTCCAAATATCTACATTAACAGTTAAGTTATATGGAGTTGGCATTAAACGTTCTACAGTGTAGTTTTTGCCTTCTATGTTTAAGTATTCGTTATTGTTTTCGTCAAATGCACGTTCTCTAATGTTAACTTTGTTTACATATGACGAATCACTTGTACGAGTTCTATCCATTTCTAAACCGGTTATATATACACCCATTCTAGGTGCGCTAGGTATTTTGTTTTATGAGTTGTTTCTCAGAATACTACCTACTTGTCTAGTAATATCTCCATACATAACAGGCACAGTAACTTGTTGGCTTTTACCGTCTTGATATTTAAATCCGCTAAACATTCTTACTAATTGTGTAAGATATCTTCTAACCTGTCCGTCATAAAAATGTTGCATTAGTTGTCTGCCTTAGGTCTTAGTGCTTTAGAAAGTCCTTGACGTTCTGCTACTCTGTTGTTGTAGAAGTTAATAGTCCATTGACCATCGTATTCAATAGTGTCTTGTACTCCTGCAATTTCAGGAAGTGTAATTAAAATTGTATTATCGCTATTAGCAGTAATTAGTCCTTCGCTATTAGCAATTACATAATTTTTTCTGTATATATCATATTTTAATTCTAGATATAGCGCATCAATTGGGAATGCCAATGATGTTGTAATTACAATATCGCCTTCTGTAAGAACAACACTTTGGCTTGCAACTTTTTCATTGTATACATAGTTGTCGTTATTAATAAACGTACCTTTTTGAGTCATTCTAGTATCTGTATTTGTCATAGTCATACGTTCTACATCGTGCATTTTAATCCAACTTGTTCCGTTATATCTAAACAAACGTTTAGGCATAAAGTCTGTTCTTAAAAAATAGTCGCCTTCGGTCGCTGTCACAGGAAATTGTATTCCGTGTCCAAATGTTTCTCCGTTGGGTGCTAAATCGTCACCTAGCAAATATCCACTATATCCGATCTTAGACGGTGGAACTGTTACTGATTCTCCATCTACCTTTGTAATTTGTACATCACTACCGGTTGTTGGATCCGATTTAACTTCTAAATTATAATAATGACTTGTATCATATCCTGATTTAGCTGCATCTGCTTCTGCTTGATTTATAACAGCATCGTTAATTTGCATTTCACGTTCATATGTTGAAAGCATATCTCTAAGAGTATCGCCGTTGTCGTTATCAGCATCAGCTGGTAAATCAAGTATTTCTTTAAATTCTTGACTATCAATAATTTGTTTTAATTTTAATCTGTATAAGTGCGGATACCAAGTAGGACTAAATCCTTCGCTTGCACGGTTAACATCTTCTACAACGTAAAAGCGTTTTAGTGCAACTTTGTAATCGTTGAGTGCATATTCGTCTTTCATATGCGGTAACTCAATTACATCTCCGCTCATAATTTTTCTGCCAAGAGTTTTAACTGAGCTATTAATTGGAATTGTCATAAACAACGTATCATTGTCTAAAAACATACCAAACTGTGATAAGTTAAAATCAACGTCTTGTACATTATAAATGCCACGCATTGTATAAATGTTTGGATCATACT